AGACGGTATCTTACGCCTATTTTACAACAAGTTACAATGAAAAATCAGGAAGAATTACGAAATAGAATTGATCCATATGTTCAAGAAGTTCAACAATTAACAGATCAAACTTTTCCTGATTTAAGTTTGAGTGGTGGATCAAGAGGAGGTATTGGTAGTCTCTTTGGTGGTGGTATGAACCAGTTTCAAGTAGGTGTTGGTAGTCTCTTTGGTGGTGGTATGAACCAGTTTCAAGGTGGTTTAGATCCCATATCTCAAAATCAAGTATCAAATACAATTCAATCATCACCAAATTCAAGTTCAAGTCCTTTTGGTACAGCTTCTTTTTTTAGATAAATAAAAGGATTAAAAATGAAGAACATAAAAGATCTCACGATTTGTATAATGGGCGTTTCTTTAATGGGACTTCTAGGACTAATTGTTGTTGATGAGTTTATGATGGCGAGAGAACATGGCGGAGACTTAGACTCAAGTGTGATTGAGCTTTTGCAAATGAGTATTACAGGTATAGTCGGCATTGTAGCCGGTTGGGCATCAAGGGGGAGTAACTAATGGCGGATAAGAAAATTAAAAAAGTTATTAAGGGTTTAAACAAAGCGTCTAAACTTCACGCAGGGCAAGCTAAGACACTGAAGTCCGTGTTGAAAAAGAAAACCACAAAAAAATAATATACAAGGAGCCACTTGATAATGGCAAATATATATAATCCTACAAAGGATGAGGAAATACTTACACCTTTTAGTCCGATCTTGGGCTATAAGAAAATGTCTGATGGGTTTATTGAAACATGCAATAAGGCAATAGACGATAAGATGGAGGACTGGTCTGGTAATCTTGTTGGCAAAGTAAAAGAAGAGTTAAAGTGGAATGATGATTTAAATAAGGCATGGACCGACGAGATGGGTTCGTTCTTGATGCGTTATCAAAGTCATGCAGAACTTTATACATCTATGGGTACAAGAAATATTACCCCAGATGTTTTGGATTACAGATTAGAAATAGCTAGTAGTTGGTTTGTTCGTCAGTATGAGCATGAATATAATCCCATTCATGTGCATTTAGGATCAATGCTTTCTTGTGTTGGTTATCTACAATTGCCTGACGGTATTGAGGAAGAGTGGGAAGAGGACGATAAAAACCATCACCCAAGTCACGGTCACATACAGTTTGTCTATGGTCACGCAGCTAATCATACAGGATCTAACTTTTTAATGAAACCAAGGGTAGGACACTTTATTGTTTTTCCTGCACATTTGCATCATTGTGTATATCCTTTTAAAACTTCTGGAGAAAGACGTTCTTTTAGTGTAAACTTTACAATTGCAGCCTCACCAAAGGAAAGGAAAGAATAATGAGTGCGTATAAACAAAAGATGTTTGAGGAAATGAGAGATGAAGACCACACGGATGAGTATGGTGCTTTCACGGACAATGATGATCACTTTGAAGAGCAATGCGAGGAAGCTGCGATAGAGCAGTCGATTGAGGATGCTTGGATAGAAGCAGACATGGAACGCCAAGACAGAATCTTAAAAGGATCGTAAATGAGTCTAATAACTAGTCTTATAGGACCAGTGACTGGTATTCTTGATAAAGTTATTGAGGACAAAGATCAGAAAGCTAAACTCGCACACGAGATAGCTACTATGTCCGATACCCACGCTCAACAGGCTTTGCTGGCTCAATTAGAAATTAACAAAGCAGAGGCTGCTTCTGGCAGTTTGTTTAAGGGTGGCTGGCGACCTGCTGTGGGATGGATATGTGCGATTGCTTTTGGTTATCATTTTGTCTTGCAGCCATTAATTATATTTGTGGTTACTATTATTGGAATAGATATACCAGATTTACCAGAGTTTGACATGTCTACGCTTCTCACGACTTTGGGGGGATTACTTGGAATTGGTGGGCTCAGAACATATGAGAAACAGAAAGGATTGACAAAATGAAGATGGTAGAAATTGGTACAAACATGAAGGGAGATCCCGTTTATAATGTTGTTAAAGATGATGGTACATTGTTTAAAACAACAATTTATACAAAAGACGAGGCTCAGTCATTAATTAGTGGAAATGTTATGGATGACGACATAATCGATGTTACAGTTACAGAGCAACCTAATTATAAAGATATGACAAAGGTAGAACTTGAGGCTATGATGCGAACACATGGGATTGAACTTGATCGTCGTAAAAGTAAAGGTGAACTTGTAAAAGAAGTAGAAGAGTTTTTTAAAGATAATTGAATGAAGATGTTTGTACCGTTTGTGGAACTAAAATAAATATTTATAAAGTATATGGGCTTAATAAGAAATGGCGAGAGGTAAAAGAAGTTTGTTTAACTTGTAAACAAAGGAAAGATGATGAAAGAAAATTTTCAAAAGTGTTTAAAGATAATTCTTCACCATGAAGGTGGATATGTAAATCATCCTAGAGATCCAGGGGGCGAGACTAATCTTGGAGTTACTAAAAGAGTGTATGAAGAATGGGGTGGCACAAAAGATATGAAAGATTTAACGGAAGAGGATGTAGCTCCTATATATGAAAAAAATTATTGGCTTCGAGCAAAATGTGATCAACTTCCTTCTGGTCTTGACCTAGCTGTTATGGATTGGAGTGTGAATAGTGGTGTTGGCAGGGCAGCAAAAAAATTACAAGAAATGATTGGAACTGTGGCTGACGGAGGAATTGGTCCTAATACTCTTAAAACATTAGATGAATACATACAGCATCATGGGTTAGAACAAACGATTAAAAACTATAAAAATATAAGACAAGAGTTCTATGAGTCTTTATCTACGTTTGATACTTTTGGTAAAGGATGGACCCGCCGTAATCTTGAAACAGAACAAACTTCTTTAGAAATGACAGAAAGTTAAAAATGGATGTTGTTAATTGGGCAAAACACATGTATAAGGTTTTACATGATCGTGAAAAAGATATTTCAAACTCTTTAGCACTTGGAGCTGCGAAGGATTGGGATCAGTATAAAATGTTGGTAGGAGAAGTACGGGGTCTTTCTTTTGCCAAAGAAGAATTAAAGACCCTGCTGGAGAATAACGAAGATGACATCGAAGACCTTATATCTTCCTGACCATGTAGCGAAAAAAGTGCGTGATGACCGTAGTAAAAAAGCAGATACTTCCGTTGGAAACGCTTACGTTGATGTTAAGGAAAGGGTACTAGACCCTAAACTTCTTAAAACTTCCCTTCCTGAAAGATTACCTCGACCTACGGGTTGGAGGATTCTTGTTATGCCTTATCAAGGATCAGAGAAAACTATGGGGGGCTTACATATTCCGGACGAGATTAGGCAGCGAGAGGCTGTTGCTACTGTTGTAGCATACGTTGTGGAGATTGGACCTCTTGCATATAAAGATCCTAATAAATTTGGAGAAAACCCAAAGCCTTGGTGTAAGAAAGGACAATGGGTTTGTATTGGTCGTTACACTGGATCACGTTTTAAAATAGAAGGTGGTGAAGTTCGCATCATAAACGATGATGAGGTTATTGCTACTATTCTAGATCCAGATGACGTTAAACATATTTAAGGAGTTTTAAATGGCAGAGCAAGCTGAAGCAGTAAAAGAAGAAGAGGGCCAAGAAATTGTTCTTGAAGAGAACACGGAGGAAAAACCGTCTCAAGAAGAAATGGATCTTGGAGAGTCGCAAGAACAAGTTGAGGCAAAAGAAAAATCTTCTGATGAAGAGTTAGATACATATAGTAAGAATGTACAATCTCGTATTAAAAAACTGACAGAAAAATACCGTCAAGAAGAAAGGGACAAGTTAGAAGCTGTTCGTATGTCTCAACAACTTCTAGATGAGAATAAGAATCTTAAAACTAGAGTGAGTGCTTTAGATAAAGGATACCTCAATGAGTATGGAACGAGATTACAGAGCCAAGCAGAAATGGCTAGAACAGCTTATAAAGAAGCTCATGAGGCTGGAGATGTAGACGCTCTTACAAAGGCACAACAATTAATGAGCACTGTTGCAGCAGAGCAACAGAGGTATGCAGATGCAAAAGCTAGGGCTGATTACCAAGCTAAAATGGCTCCGGTTCAACAGCCCGTTCCTCAACAAACACAGGTTCAACAACCTCAACAGCCTCAAAGACCTGATCCAAAAGCTGAATCATGGGCCCGAGATAACTCTTGGTTTGGAGAGGATAAAATAATGACTAACGCTGCTTTTACCATTCATGAAACTCTTGCTGGTGAAGAAGGGTTTGACCCGAACAGCGATGAGTACTATACTGAGTTAAACCGTAGGATGCGAGTGGAATTTCCACATAAGTTTCAAACGGTTAAAAAATCGGGAGGAGGCAACCAGGTCGCTTCTGCTGGTTCTTCCGCATCTCGTAGTACAAAACAGGGGCGTAGGACCGTGAAGTTGTCACCCTCGCAAATAGCCATAGCGAAGAAACTTAATGTTCCTTTGGAAGAATATGCGAAATATGTGAAGGAGTAAGGGATGACGGATAGGAAACCACGAGCAACAGAGACACGAGAGAATGCTACTCGCAGAAAACCCTGGGCACCGCCTAGCAGATTAGAATCACCTGAAGCACCTGATGGATTCGTTCATCGATGGATACGGGTTCAAATGCGTGGGGAGGATGACAAAGTTAATGTTCATACCAAACTTCGTGAAGGATGGGAACCAGTACGAGCTGATGAATATCCTGATTTCCAAGCCCCTGTCATAGACGAGGGAGTATATCAAGGAGTTATAGGTAACGGTGGTCTAATGCTTTGCAGGATGCCACAAGAAACAGCTAATGAGAGAAACGAGTATTACGGGGGCCGGACCCGAGAACAAATGACAGCTGTAGATCAAGATCTAATGAAGGAACAACATCCTTCAATGCCGATATCAAATGATCGGCAAAGTCGTGTAAGTTTCGGTGGTCGTAATAAAAACGATGCCGGATAAATTTAAATTTTGATTTAAGGAGCTATATCAATGGCAAATTCTAATGGAGCTTTCGGTCTTAGACCGATTGGAAGACTTGGACAGTCTACCAACTCCACCGGATTGACCGAATATCGCATAGCCTCAGACAACTCTAATCCTATTTTCAAAGGCATGGCAGTTATACCTTTAGCTGCTGGCGTTATAGATGATCTACAAGCAGCAGCTGGTGGAACCGTTTCTATCGTTGGAGTTTTTAATGGTTGTGAGTATATTTCGTCAACTACTGGTGAAAAAGTGTTTTCAAACTATTGGCCCGGTTCTGGTGCGGATTCAAACTATCCAGTCAAGGCTTTTTTGTATGATGACCCAATGCAGTTATTTACAATTGCAACATCAAACGTAGTATCTGCTGCTAATACAGAAGCAGAAATTAGAGCTGCTGTTTTTGCTAACATTCAGATGGCAACAGGAAACAGTGGATCTACTACGACTGGTCTCTCATCTGCAACAGCGGATTTGAACACAATCGCAACTACCAATACGCATGCTTTAAGAGTTATGGGCGTTCAAGATGACCCAGATAACTCTGATTTCACTGCGGCTGGTATCCCTTTAATTGTTCGTATAAACAACCATTACAATGCTCCTAACGGCGGTATTGCTCAAGGTACTGTTTCTACGACTGGTGTATAGGAGATTAAGGAATGGCTATATCTAGAGCACAATTAGCGAAAGAGCTAGAGCCTGGTCTCAATGCCTTGTTTGGCATGGAATACTCCAGGTATGAAGACCAACACTCAGAAATTTATGCAACTGAATCTTCAGATCGTGCGTTTGAAGAAGAAGTTATGCTGAGTGGTTTTGGAGCTGCACCGACTAAGTCGGAAGGTTCTGCAATTAACTTTGACGATGCACAAGAGGCATATACCGCAAGGTATAACCACGAGACTATAGCGTTAGCTTTTTCAATTACAGAGGAAGCTGTCGAGGACAATCTTTATGATCGTCTTGGAGCACGTTATACGAAAGCACTTGCTCGTTCAATGGCACACACTAAGCAGGTAAAGGCTGCCTCCGTATTGAATAACGGTTTTTCAGCTGGAGCTTTTGCAGGTGGAGACGGTAAGGCATTGCTTGCTACAGACCATCCATTAACAAATGGTGGTACTCTTGCAAACGAGCCTTCAACTTCTGCTGATCTTAATGAAACATCTCTTGAAGATTCTTTAATTAGTATCTCTGGTTTTGTTGATGAGAGAGGTTTAAAAGTTGCACTTCGTGGATTAAAATTAATTATACCACGTCAGTTGCAATTTGTGGCAGAGCGTCTTATGGCTTCTAACTTACGAACTGGAACATCAGATAACGATACTAATGCAATTCGATCAATGGGCATGTTGCCTAACGGTTACGCCGTTAACGACTACCTAACTGATACGGATGCATTCTTTGTTCTTACAGATGCTCCTCGTGGGTTTGTTCATTTTGAAAGAACACCTCTTTCAACAAACATGGAAGCTGACTTTGACACAGGCAATATGAGGTATAAAGCTAGAGAGAGATACTCTTTTGGTTTTTCAGATCCTCGTTGTGTATTTGGCTCTCCAGGGGCTTAACTTCTGCTTCGCAGAAAATTTAAAGGGGCGATTTATTCGCCCCTTTCTTTTTGTTTTAAACTATTGTATAAGAAGTTATTCCCCGACAGTTGCATGGTGCAACTGACTTAACCCAAGACGAGGAGATACATATGGGTAATTCAACTTTTTCAGGAGCCGTCCGCTCCGAAAACGGATTTAAATCTATTACAAGAAACACTACCACAGGTGCAGATACTGATGGTTTTGTTGTAAACTCTGCTGGAAATATTTTTAATACAGCAGGTGGTCACGTTCAATACGCAGCAGCAACTGGTTATGGCCCTGCTGATTTAATTGTTGGTAAAGGTGGTAGTCAGTACGGCACTGTTAATCCTTATGCTGAAAGCTCAACACAATTATTTCCATTAGGTGCTCAACTTCATTATGGCAACAACATCTATCGTTATGGTCAAATGGGTTCTGGTGCAGTAACAGCAGGTAAACTTGTTCAACACGCAGCGGTTATTGCGAATCACACTAATATGACAGGAACAGCAGGAGTTGCAGCAGGAGAAACAGCTATTTCTGTTGAAACATCTGGTGATACAGATATGACTTTAAATCAGTACGCAGATGGATACCTATGGGTAAATGATGCCGCTGGAGAAGGTCAGACGATGAGGGTTAAATCTAACCCTGCTCATGATCATTCTGCCGATCCTAGTGTTGTTATTACAACGTATGATCCGTTAGCAACGGCAATAACAACAAGCTCTGAACTTTCACTTATTGCTAATCCATACACAGGGTTGATTGTTGCTCCTGCAACAGAGACAGGTGCTGTGATGGGTGCAACCGTTATTGACATGACGGCTAGTTATTATGGTTGGTTCACTGTATCAGGTCCACAAGCATTGTTGACAGTTGGGACAGTTGTTGTTGGTAACATTTGTGTTCGTTCCGGAGGCACTGCTGGTGGAGTTGCTCCTGCAACAGATAACGTTCTTACCGAAATCGGTGAGGTTATGGCCGCAAGAGCAGACACTGAGTACGCTTTGGTTTACATGAACTTGCAATAATTAATTAGGAGGGGGTAACTCCCCTCCTCTAACTATAGGAGATTAATATGGCAGG